GATCTCCGTGCGGACGGTATCGATCACATCCGAAAAAGCCTTGATGATCCGCTGATACACCGACCCGGCAGAGGTATTCGTAAGCTGGGGGATGGCCGCTTGTACGTTCGCCAGTATGTCATTGAAACTTGCCATATCAATATTCTGTTATTAGAACTACATCATTCCCTTGCACCCGGTATTCCGCACTCTTGGCACCGTCCGTATAGGCCATGTTTTGCCAGCGGATCAGCGTGGGCAAAAGTTCAGACCCGATAGCATCCACTAAGGATAATCCGATGGGAGGATAGAGAGGGGTACACATGGCCGTTCCCGCAAGGATAAACCCGTTTTGCAGCCCGGTATCGCGGTCTGCGGCAACATCCAAATCGCCACTCTCAATGTATATATCCCTTTCCCTCGGGTTGAATCTCAAATCCTGCATCAGTGCGTTATTTTAGTGTCCTCGTAATCCGCTGCGACAAATTCTGCCGCTTTCCCGGTCGGTGCCGGGGCTACCACCGATCCGGTACCCGGCTGGACTCCGGTAACATTGTGGGTGTGATTGTTAAAAGCGTCCACCAGAGCATTCAATTTATCAGTTAAAGTGTTTATTTTAATAATGCCACCCAAATCACCATTATTCAGAGTTATTTGATCCGACAGAATATCTATGTTCGTTTGTCCTGTAATTTTAATGCTCTCGGCATCCTGAAAATCCAGCACTGCCGGGCTTCGGGTGTTTCCTCCGTAGAAACATACCGAGCAATCGGTGCCGGGCTTGGGGTAGATCATGTAATTACTTTCTACCGACAATACCCGCAATGGTACTCCTTCCCACTCCAAAGAACCTCCTTCCGCATCCTCGACCGACACCGTGCAGGTGTTATCATCCTTGTTTACGGCGGTGATCGTGCCCTGGATAATGCTGCCCTGCATAGAAAACTGCCGTAAAAGCGTGGATAATTGGGCTACCGCGTAATCCGTATAATTATCCATTGCTGAGGGTGGTTTGCGGCACGGGCATATCACTTGCGATCTGTGCCAATGTTAATGTTTGCCTGCATCCTTGAGTGTCGATAGTCACCCCTACGCGCTTCACCTTATAGGTGCCATTCAGTGATGAAAAACTTTTATCCTTGTAATCCACCAGACTGAACAGCTTAACTTCCGGATAGAGCAGGGTGGTAAGCGTTCCTTCATACATGCCGGTCCGCAGGTTATCCAGTACATGAGTATTGACGAAAGATTCGGCGTTCTCTTTCGTTACAGAGGTGCAGTCAACCACCCTTATATGCCCCTCCTGGTCCCCAACGGTAAAGCTCTTTTTCTTCCCGTTTTTATCTGTGTACTCGACTTTCAGTTTAAATTGCTTCCATACTCCGTCGGGCTGTTGGATATTGCAACCGATCACGTTTCTGTCGCTGGCCAGCTTGACATTATTTCCTTTGGTAGCGCTGATACCCGTTGCAACCAGCTTTTTGTCCCGAAAAGTAACCACGAGCCACATTTCACTCTTGATCTGCTGCAACACGTACAAAGGTGAAGAGTCTTTGATGGAGAATTTGATAAACTCCACATCGGCCACATCATCGGAAACCTCAACCCCTTGTGACGAGCACACGTATTGCAAGATTTCTTTCAACTTGACGGGTTTATTCCACACCTTATTCAGAATGCCACGGCGCAATAAGTAAACCTGATCCTCGCAAACTATCGTACTTGGTGTTCCCTCCCTGATCTGATACACATAGCCCTCAAACAACGTCCTTTCCCGGTAGTCGTCGTACCATGCTTTTACACGCACTTTGTCTCCGGTTTTGAAAGCTGTCCGCACCGGCGCTATGAACGGTGTCCCACCGTCTTTCTCGATCCGGGCATTAAGTGGGCAGGTGATCTCGCACCGCGCGCCGATCCCGTCGATAGAATCATTCATAGAAACCCGAACCACCGAGGATAGTTTTTTCTCGTAGTTTTCGCCGAATGAAACTTGAACATGTGTGATCAGGTACAGCATTATTGCGAGATTATAAGTGTTTCTTCTTTGTTGTTTTTCTTGCTGGTTGCATCGTACGCTTCAATCGAGTACTCGAACCCTACCGACCCGATCAGCGGGCTGGTGGTCATACCCTCCACCAAGACGTATTCGATCCCGAGTTTATTGAGGTAAGGGTTTTTGACCTCTATAATCTCGTTGACTCGAAAGACCTGACGATTTATCAGGTCGAGAGCTTCCAGCATGTCATCTATGCGGTATTTATCATTCCAGTCTTTTGTGCGGGTCGCTATCTGTACGGCACCGCGCCCCAAATCATCAAAACCTCTTTGCCGCCACTTATCCACAAGGATAGTCCCCCTAAAAGTAATTTTCGAGGCCTTTATACTCATGCGTTCAAACGCCTCTTCTCCGTCAATAATCTGCGAACGGGCGATAACCTTACTGTGTGAAGTATTCAGCTCAAAAAACGGCTGTATCTGTACGGAGAACTTAGTATTATTGAACTCAACATACGTCACATTATCGGGAGAGGCTGCATCATAATCCCCGATATATGTAAACAAGTTGCGTATAAACTCCTTTGCTTTACTCATTACTGTACAGCGATTTGAGTGAGAATATTGACAAACTCTTTAGCGGCTGTTTGTCCTAATTGTTCCGGGGTGTACTTTTCCCCCTCTACATGGTTGTCGTCAACTTGAACCACGGGGGAATTGAATGTGATCTGGAAGTTTTTGATACCGCCGTTGCCGGAGACACCACGAGGGGAAAGGTCGGTGTTGACATTATTGATAGCGGCGATATTTTGGCCAGTTGGAGTAATGGAGTTCTCCCATTGCTTCATCATAATATCTTTGACACCTTCAAATTTAAGCCTGTTTTCTTCCTGGAGTTTTTTAAACGCTTTCAACAAAGAACTTCCTTGTCCAAAAAACGATTCGTCGACTTTTGGCTGTAAATTGTCAATACGTTCTTGTAAACCAGAGATAGATTCATTTAGACGCTGTGCCTTATATTTTACTAGGCCTTCATCAGAGGTTTCACTTAAATCGGATATATCAACGACATAGGGAGCGAGTTGTTTTCGTTGGGCTTCATTCAACTCTCTATTCATCCAAAGTGCGGTTTCGCCTGCTGCCAGTGCTAAAGCGCCGATCGGACCTGCCTTACTTAAAATATTTCGCCCCATAGATGTCATTGCAATCCGTTTACCAAGGCCTGTTGCTAAATTTTTAGTTTCAATAAGTCCTATAGCCTCCAATAAATTTTTGATAATCGTCAGACTGCGAATAAAATTGGCTATCCCGTTTATAAGTATTTTCCCTGTGAAAGCAGCAAGAAGAACTTTGCCAACATTCTTTATTGTTGGGTACAGTTCGTCAAAACTTTCAATAGTCTTCTCCACCCAATCGCTGAACTGCTGCAAGTAGGGTCTGGCCTTCTCAAAGAATTTCACCCAAATCTCTTCGAGCTTATTGGCGATGATCTGCCACTGCCCCCGGAATGTCTTTGCCCTGGCTTCAACGGCACCGAAATAGATTCCGCCTTCTTTGGTCATGTTCTCGAAAGCCTTGGCAACAATGTCAAAAGAAATCTTGCCCTCGGTGGACATTTTCAAAATCTCTTCGGTGCTCTTACCGATTAGCTTGCTTAATTCCTCAAAAATCGGAATGTTCTGATAAGCAAATTGCTTTAAGTCGATACCCTGAGATCGACCTAGTTGTTTGATCTGAGCAAAGTTAAAAGCGATATTGCCAAAGTCACCCCCGGAACCCGCAACGACATCGGCAAACATCTTGAGGTATTTCTGCGTGTTTTCTTTGAAAACAGGAGCAAGAAAACCAGCCTGTTTATAAATATCGCTTATCGCAATAGGCATAGTCCTACCCATTTGCTTCAAATCGCCCAGCATAGCCCGTGCTTTCCCCTCATCTTTGAGTGCAAATCGCAACCGGGCAAGCGCATCTTCTTCCGTGCCTCCCGCATTGATGATTCTGCGGCCAATATCGACAGCACCAATAGACAAGCCAAGTCCGGCCAGCTTGGAGCCTAAGCCATGAAAGCCGAAATTTAGCTTATCAAGCTTTTGCCGTGCATCCCCAATAGCCGTTGATACTCGTTTAAAACCTGATTCCGCTTTTTGAGTGGCTTGTTGGGCATAAGTACCGGTACGACGGTATGTGTCTCCCAACTTGGATGACATGCTATTTAACTTCTGCATGATTGCATCCAGTTTTTGGGAAATGGTAAACAGTTGCCCCATTACCGTGGCAGCATTCCCGCCTACGTTGATCTTTACTCCGTAATCGATCATCTTGAAGGAAAATTAAGAGAGGCAGCTACAATAACTGCCTCTCGTGCAGTTTATTTGCGTAAATATGGGCTAAGGTGGCTCCGATCTCGTCAATGCTCAGTTCCTCGAACTCCCTGCGGCTCATCCCGAAAATCCGGGCGAATAACAGGTATGTTTCCCACAGGGGGTTCTCCTTGCTGAACAACTGGAGCAGTTCGGCGCTTTTCGTTTGCGCAACCTGAAAAACCGTTGACAGTCTTACAAGTTGTCCGTTAAAAAAGGGCCGATCACCCTCCCGAAAAGCTCCATGTTCAACTGGAACGTCGCCACCACGTCGTTTTTCAGCAGGACGAAATCTGTCTCATTGAAATCCGGTCCTTTGACCATAAGCCCGTCGATAAACTCCGTTCCCATCTTTTCGATGGAAGCCGGGGAGAATACCGCTTCGCCTTTCGCATCCGTGGACATCATACCCATCGCCGCATAAAACAGCTTCGCGTCGCTTCTCCGGCACCGGTCGATCTCCCGGAACTCCAGTTTCATCTCCTTGTCTACCAGTTTGCCGTCGGCATCTTTGCACTTGAATTTTTGCGTGATTTCCATGATTACACAGATTTATAGTCGATACACGTCCCGGACAACTCCCGGAGCGTTTCGAGTGAATTGCGCTCGATGTTCTTGTTGTCTCCGGAGAACGCGCAGCCGATATACTTCTCAACAGAGCCATTCTCCAGGCTGGTCACCGTGATATTCGTATTAGCCGGGAAATCCCGGAAATCGTGAATACCCGATCCCATAGCCAGTTTAGCGGCCTGCACGATCTTGATGGCCTCTCCGTCCTGCAAAGAGATATTGAACGCGTTGTTCTTAATCCCCCGCTTGACGGCGATAGGCTTCTCCGTGCTGATAGCTCCGATAGGGGTAGCATCCTGAGACAGATTCCTACCCACAGCGGAAGCGGTCAGAAACATGTACACCGGAACCGAGCCGATAGTGATAAACACCTGGTATTTATCACCGCCTGAAACTAAATAATCCAGATTCATATTACAGCGAGTTTACAAATTCGATGTCCGCTTCGATCAGGGCAATGCCCGGACGCTGCTGGATGGATAAGTGAGCCTTGACGGTCCTGGTCGAAGTGAACGGGGAAAGGCTCGAAAGCTCCAGATTCACCCCGGCAATCTCCCCGTCCGTAATCATCGGATCGGTATAGGTCGTGTAGAAATTCTCCGTCACCGAGGAAAGATACCCTTCGTTAATATCTCCGTCCGTATCGATGGGCGGCGTTTGGCCGATAATATCCGTAAGGGCGCCGCCCTCAATGCGGTGCAGATCGCCGAAGGTAGGCATGCAGATAATCCGCAATCTTATTCAGCACCCGGTTGGCCGGAATCGTCGACAGAGCCATAGTGCTGTCCTCGGCGGTTGCACCGTCATTGAAGTAGTAACCCGACTTCGTGTCACGCGTCCGAATGAAAAGATGCTGTTTTTGTCCCAGCGTGTCGAACACGGCAGGCAAAACCGAGCTTACCGGAGTTCCGTCTGTAAACCATGCGTTCTGAATCGGGAGCGGTCCGGCAGATACATTCGAGAGTTCGTAATTGACCGCCTGCCGGGAAAGAATACCCAGCACCAGCCCGACAGAGGCGCAGCTGTCAAGGGTGGCCGTAGTATCACAAACAGCTACACGCGGACAATCCTGTGTATTGAAGTCGGGAGCGTCGGTAACCGATTTGAGGTTATTGCCGTCCAGTACTGCAAACGCTCTGAAACCGGCATCCCAAAGATTGCCCAAAGTCGTATTCAGGGCCGTTGCAGTGGGAATTACATCCGCATAGTAGCTTCCGCTCGAAGGAGCCTGATCCTGCGGAGCGAAGACCACGCCGATCATCTTGGCCCGATCAGCAGGCGAGGGATTCCCCTCAGCACTCAGACCGGTGGAGCGGAGTAGGGATTCGAAAGTATCGGAGGCGACAAATTCGCTCATCGTCGAGCTTTTGTCCACCCCAATCAGATACAGCGTAGCACCGTTTCCGGCCGAGGCGTAGAACTCTTCAACCTGTCTTACCAATGACACCTTATTCGTTGCGTCATACGTGTCGGTTATGCCGAGAGGTGTCAAATCGCTCGGCTGCGAGAGCTTATACAGAGTATTCAGCTTAAACGTACTCGCTACCGCCACTGCCTGCACACAGAGGAGTGCCACCCCGTCCGAAGACGAGGCGACACCAGTCCGGGTGTTGGTGAATTTGATATTTACACCTGTTTTCATGCTTTTTCTTTTTTTCCGGTTTTCTTGTCCGGCTTGGACTCTTTCTCCGTAGTGGATTCATCCACGGCATTGAGAAGGTCGGCCACATTCTGGGCCTCTTCTTCCTTGCTCTTCTGAGGATAAATCGGGTATTTCATAAAGAGATTTTCCACCTCTTCAATGGTCTTCGGCATATTCTCATTGGTGACCAGAATAAGCGGAGACTTCGGATAGAACAGATGGTGTTTAGCCACCTGTTCATCCGTAATCACCATTTGCAGGTAGGTGTCCAGATGAACACCTTTATAACCTGCATCGGTGAATTTCTTTACAACGCCTTTCAGCCTCGCAAAAAAGCGTTCATCCACATTATGATTGATTTCTACCATGATTGTGTATTTTTATGGTTATTCACCCGTCGAGGGTGCGGTGTACTTGGTCGGCACGATCAGAGCCGTTCCCAGATTGTTGGCGTACGCCGGAGCGATACCGGTCTTGATTTCTGCCGAGTAAACTTCGCCGTACAGGGTGGGCTCGATCTTGGTAAACACCTCCATCGAAGCCAGGCCGCGCAGAACATACTCCGGAATCAGCCCGAGGCCGTACTGTACCATCGTGGCCGTCGGAGTGCCCGTAACCGGGTTTACTACCGCGCTCGTGGTCGGATCGTACACACCCAGGTATTGCCGGGTGAACACACGCGAATACGACACGCGCAGGTCTTCGTTCTTGTATCCCTCCACGAAGCGGGTGAGGACGGTCTGCACTTTCGGGTCCTGCGTGAGCGAGTACTGCAACGACGGATCGACGTTGATAACCGGATTGAGGGATTCGGTACGAACATTCTGCGTCTGGAAGAATGCCTCCAGAGCCTGAATGTCCTTCATCGTAAGACCGTTGTAGTCGCCGGTGTTCGACGGAACTTTCACCCAGTTTTCCCCGAGCTTGAGCGCCTCGCCCGAAGTGCCCTGCACCTTCGGAGTGTAGCCCGATTTGGTCGTTGCGATCTTCTGGGCCAGCGTGAACAAATCCCAGTCATACATAGCTGTAAACAGGTTGTTCAGCGCCACATCCCACTGCAATCCCATCTGGTCGTAAGCAACGATGTCTCGGTTGTAACGTTTCCAGAGCATCGGTTCCAGCAGATGTTCGTAAATCTGCATTGATACCGGCGTGTCGGCTTTGGCCACAATCGTTGCAGGCGTAACCGTCGTATCGGTCTGGGCCGGTTGGGTGGTAATCTTGTTGTCGAAACCGATATTCGCCCATACGATTCCCACGTTATCGCCGACCATCTGGGCCGGAAGAACGGGCATGCGGTTTACCCACAGATTGGTCGGGAACAGCTTGAGATACGCCATTGCCGCAAACGCGATACGGTCCAGCGCCGGAGATTCCACAAAGTCGGTCGATGCGTTCAGTGTGGCATTGCCGCTCATGGAGAGCTTCTGAATCTCACGCAGTGACGATGAAAGTGATTCCCGGTTGCTCATGTACTCATCAACACTGACGCGCACCGGGCGGCCACCGTTGTCGATGTTGAAGTGCAGTTTGTCGAAAAACACTTTTCCTGACGGGGTGTCCTTGATCGCATCGAACACATGCAGTTTTTCGTTTTCATTGCCCTGCGAAAGCATCTCGGAAATCCCATCCATACCCTTTTCTTTCATAAGGGCTGAAAGGGATGCCCGTTGTGTGCTGACACGTACTTTCGGCATATCCATTTGGGGCATCGCGGGATTCAGGCCCAGGGTTGCCGGGGCCGGTTCAGACACCTGTTTGGGTTCCGGTGCTGCCAAAGCGGCAGGTTTGGGTTGGGTTTTGGGCTCTTCCGCAGGAGCGGAAGCAGCGGGGGCAGACAGGGTAGCGCCTTCTGCCGGTGCGCCAGTCTCGGGCGCAAGGTTTTTGTTCTCTTCCATTTCGTTTGATTTATTTACTCCGCTTCCTGCGGAAAGGTTTGCTTCTTCTTCCTCTTCCCAGCAATTCAGGGTCACATACTCATAACCCGCTGAAAGTTTGGCTTCCATAACATCGGGACTGATGCCGGATAGCTTCTCCGGCGCTTCGTCCGTACTTAGGGCAACCCCGGCCTCCATTGCAACAGCTCCTGGATCGGCCGGAACAGAAGTCATAGAGTTTTCCCAGAGATCAAAGGCTAATGCTTCGTTCCGGTCGGCATTCAATTTGACAAAACCACCCATGCTGATGGCATTGATACCTCGCTCTTCATAAAGGGTCTTATACCGCTGCCCGAGCTCCGTAGATGCGAAAACGGGCAGGGCAGTCAGTTTGCCGTTTTCTATCCGGATGTCCTCCATGTGGCCTATATTGTTGTCGTATTCATGTTCAGCCAACAATACCGGATTTGCGAGATAATCCGAGATATTGATTACCTCGACGGGGATTCTGTAGCCTTTTCGATTCATCCTCCCGGATGAAAGAACTATACGTCTTGTCTCCATTATACCGTTACTTCAAATTCATACTTAATATCTTCTATGGGCACCTCCGGCTCTTCCATCGGAACAGTAAGAATCGCACGCACGACCAATTCGTAGGTAACCACATTCTTCGACCACTTGTCATAAGGCGTATGCCTCAGATTATACCCCCGCGACCTGGTTATTAAATTGTTCTTCTGGAGTAGCTTTTGCATCTGCGGTGTAGTAAACACCTGCCGATTGAAAAGCGTCTGGATGCGGTCGGGTATATCGTAGGCCCCCTTATACTTATCCACTATCCAATCCGAAGAGTGCGCCAGGTCTATATTGGTGTCGAGAATCGAGATAGAAATACCGATCTCATACTCCCGTCTCTCATAGCCCCCGACAAACACCGAGCTTTCATCCTCCAGAATCCCCACGATTGCCGCCGGAAGAACGTTTTGCGGCGGGTTGTTCGTGGTAAAATTCCGGGCTATCTGCACTTGCTTCAAACCCAATTCCGGAAGCGCCATCAGTTCCTTGCAAACCGCATATAGTAATTGCCCGGTCATTTTTTCAGCATATTTTCTACCTGATCCATCGCTTTCCTAAGCACGGCCTTTCTCGCATAAATGAATTGCCGTTGGGGCATACCCTTCAATCCTTCATTGTGTCTGGGGGCATACGGAATAAGCCTCGTATCTAAGCCCACACCAACGGTCTTACCCTGTACTTCAAAATGCACCTCGTTCATCATGGCCGCGCTTTTAACCAATGTTCTTCGCCCTTCCTTTTGTGCGGCTTCACTGGGCTTCCATTTGCGTAATCCCTGATCTGTTTGGACTCCCTGACGCATAAAGTTGGCTTTGATGTCTTGGGCTACCATATTTCCGATGATGGCCGGAGCTACCTTCATAGCTTCGTCGCATTTCTGCTGAAGCCTGCCCAGATCCACTGTCAAATCTTTCAAACTTTTCATCACCGCACCATCAAAAGCCCACGCCGCAGCATATCGGCCTGTAATGAGTTTCGAACCACATAAGCGTCCGTAATTACATTATCCTCAAATTCCACTGCGTAAACCACATTCGAGGCAATACGAAGCATTACACCCTTCGTTTTAGTCTGGTTGTTCTCATCCATCCACTGCATCCACATCTCATCAGGATTGGAAATGGTTTCACCCAAAAGGTTGACACCTTTACCTCCAGCCACCTCCAAACGAGACCGCAACGAGAGAGTGAGTGCAAATCCCATCCGTAGAATAGAGTTATGCACCAGGATATTCCCGTTTTGAACCGGTGCACGCTTGAGCATCTTAGCAATGTCCGATACCGTTCCTTGATAAACATCGACTTTGGGGGCCGTTTCCATCATCTTGTTCACGGAATCAAGCCGGTATTTATCGAATGAAAGCCGATTGATGCTGGGAAGCACATCGAAATAGCTGCTATCCTTGTTAGGCATGATGCCGTTGATGCCGGCATTGTAAGTAAAGCCCTTTTCGACATCCTGCGATAGCAGGTCCTGTATATCCTCATTCGGGGCGACTTGCCAACCGTTTTTCTGTCGGTCATACTCGGAAACTCCTTCGTAAAAGCACCGGCAATTCCATCCGTTAGGCGGAAACAGTCTTTGAGCATTCGGATCATCGATACGGAACACCCGTCCGTTGAGCCTTGCATGTTCATCCCGCACCTTGTTGTCCTCCTGGGTTCGATAGCGCCAATAGGGGAGTGAGTCGCGCTGCGCCCACAGGCTTCCCCACTGATTGGCCATAATAGCCGTCATCGAGGCTGTCCTATACTCGGTCTTTAGCCAGTCTTCGCGGAATGTAGACACGATCTTATTGACCGCTTTTTTGAACTGCGAGAAAGAGACCTTTTGCCCTTTGTCGTTAAAGAGACTTCGAGCAATGGCATCGTTAACCGCAGCCTGCTCGGCTACGTTCTTGGCAGCGGAAAACTGGAAGATGTTAGCCATGTAACGAGGCACCAAGTCATCAGGGATAGAACCATTCCCTTTGGCGGATAGTTTCACCAAAGGATTATTCCCGAACAACGGAGCCTTAAATGTGTCTGCGTAGTATTTGTACTGCTCTAGATCGATAAAAACAGGTTGTGGCTGTTCCGTTTCATACAACTTTCTCACAAATGCGTCGGAAACATGCGCATGGCTCCCCGCAGGAAGATCGACATCTTCTTTAGCTACCTCTTCTTTGATCTTGGGTGCACGCAAATAGATAATCCCCTCGGGCTCCTGTGGTGTTTGACGACTGCGAGCCGTTAGGAAATCGAGCGCTTTGCGGACAAAGTTTTTTTCCTCTTTGGTTTCAATCTCGGACTCTTCTTTGATAGCGACCGGCGGCAAAGAGATGCCCGATTTATCCTCGTAAAAGTTTTCAGGTAACCCGATCTGGGTAAAAAATTCCTGCGTAAGTTGTTTGCCGTTCTGATTAACAATGTCCGACATCTTTTGTGCCTCATCCATGCTCATCGTGGAAGCACTGTCATCAGAAAACCATCGATTATCCGGAATGTTGAGCTTTGGTTTAAGGACATTGTTCAGCACTTCTACCATCCATTTCACATCCCGCTCGGCATAGGTTTTGGCAACCCGCTCGTGAACCTCTCCCAAAGACCGGCTATTGCCTTCTTTGATGGTCAACTGAGACCCGAGTACAAGATTAATCATCCTGATCTCAGCCTGATCGATATAGTCGTAGTATGTTTTATAGGCATCCGAGGCGCTGTGATGCTCGGTTTGTTTGACCTCTATGGAATAAACCTGTTTCCCATCATCCACCGAAAAAGGAGTAGTAATAGCCACGGTAGGGTCTATATTGGCCGCAATTTCCCGTGCAGTCTCCTGGTTGGGATTTACCTTTTTCTGCTGAATTGTGCCGTCCGGAGCAATGTAGTCTTGTAGTTCTACGCCTGCACCGTTATATCCGACTTGCGTTAAGGGGAATGCCAATCTCGTTCCCGATGCTAACCAGTTTCTCAAGGTGATCGCAATGCCTACATACTCCTTCAAAAGAGGTTGAAACAACCCGAGCATAGTCTGGTGTTGTGATGAATACTCCACATAGAACAGGTTAGAATAATCATCGAACCTCTCATGCCCGTTCAGGTCGAAAGGCGTATGTTTAAGGGCTCTATTGAATGGATCGATAACCGAGATAGGGTAGCGCTCAATTTTATTGTTTTGTGGCTGAAAAACACCGCCCGAATACCCTTGAAAGATCGCCATAGATGCCGCCTCGATCCATTTGCGGAACCACCCTTTGTCAATTTGTTCGGTCAGCGCTTCGTCCACATTCCCATTTTCATCCATCAAAACATAACGGGCGGAAAGAATCGGGTTTAATCTGCGCTCTATAAGTGTTTGTACAAACGGGGACGAGGCCAGCATCCACGTTACCATAGTATCCCATCCCTGAGCCATGCCGTTATTAATAAGCTGGTCGGAATACATACGCCAATCAGCCTCGGTATAGTCTATATACCGGGTCATGGGATAGGTCTTGACTACAAACGAGCCTAACCCGACCGGTTTAATCGGGTTAACGGAGTTCTGTTTATTTGTAGCCCTTGCCATCAGTACAGGTATTTATTTTTAGTGGAAATAACCTCCGGAGTCATTCGTATATCTTCCCCGACAGAGGGGACATCCAAAAGCGATTGTTTGCGTGACTGCAACTCATCAATCGTGCGCAGGAAATCCTGATATGCGTCGGTAAGGCTCTTTTTAATCGCCTCGTCTCCGCTGGCTATCTCCCAGCAAGCACAGAATATAACCAGCTTTAAAACCACTCCGTTGCGATCCCAGCCGGTTTTCTGGTATTCAGCCGATAAATCATAAAGTGCGGCGAGATAATTCTGTACACGGCTCTTGGCGATATGTACGGCACGCTGGAGGCTATCGGCATTCTTATCGTAAACAGCTTCCAGATAATACTCCGGTAAATACTGAATCAGGTCGATACCCATCAGGTACCCGAAATCCATTGTTTTTATGTCGATAGGATCAACCATTACCTCCACGTCCTTTTTGCTATATACACATCACTCATGTGGGTGACATTCGTTTTTTGGCTCAATTTCATCACAGCTCCATGTACGCTATCCGGAATATCGTCGTGCATGTCTTTGGGCATGTTTTTGGCGAAATTCAGGAATTGCACCTCAACCTGTGAGGAAATCATCTTTTCCTTGATATGGTTGCTGAATATCAGTTTGTAATTTTCATTGAGCGGAACTAGCAGAGATTCTATTCGCATGAACTTGTCGCCTTTGTTCGTGTTATCCAACCGATAGGGGATAGCGCAACCGTTTTGGGCGCAATACTCGCCATGTGCTTTGGTGAAGTCATCCGCTATACCCTGGTTTTCGATCCACGTTTCTACGATTGCTCGATGGCCTTTTACCTGCTCCAGATTGGATTCTGCGTAACTTTGAGCCTCGTGTATGAGCTCCATCATCACGTAAGTAGTGCATTGTGCTGCGTTAATGTCGAGCACATAGAATGAACCCTGACAGATTCCCACCGTGGCGACCGACTTGTAGTCATTCTTGGGGCCTGACTTATAAGAAGGATCGACGTAGATCACGATCTTTTCGAACACAGACCAATCGAGTACATCCAGCCAATTGAGGTGCTTGAATATTTCGCCATCGAAGTTGGCCCCGTATTCGCCCTCCAAAAACCGCTGTCGGTCACGCGGTGAAAGGTTTTTGAGCGTGGCAATATAATCGTCGCTCAAATGCTGCATGTTGTCCGTCGGTCGGAAATGCGCCGTTGCATAACGCTCAGGATCATTCAAAGGCTCCCGGGATGATGGATTGAGTTTTTTGTTGAACATCACATAGTCCCATGCCTCAAAGACGGTAGGGTTGAGCGTAGTGACAAACTTCGGCATTCCCTTTACTCCATCGGAATCATACACAACCTGCGTCAACCGGGTAAACAGCTTTTCAATAACCTTGTAATCGTTCTCGTTGCCCTCTTCCACAAGGATCGAAAAGTACTCAGAAGACAAAATCTTCGTCATGCTATCCTCGTCTCCCATTGTGGCGGCGGCACCATAAAAGAATATCTTAGACCCATTAAAAAAGGTTAGGATGTTCTCGGACTTATTGAAGGTCACAAATGGAACCCCGCCCACACTGGCATCGTAAGGATGGACACCGCCATTGATTTTGGCGAACTCCCTCCATAGCGCTGGCATCGTCTGATTCAGCATACCAATTTTCAAAGAACTCAGTGTTTTGCGGAACACCAATCCGTAACTACCTGGGTAAATAATCGCTCGCTTTACAATCCACAAAAAAGCATAAAACGTTTTACCGCTTCTCGATCCACCATACAGGCAAATGAACTTGACGATTACCCCTACAAACAAAGCAGCCTGAACCGCTTTTTGTTTATCTGTAAGAGAGACATTCAGACTATAAGCCTTTGTCCTCATTGCCGAACATTACCGTAGTTATGGTGCTATCTTGTTTTATCTCTTGCTTGTCAGCCAGACCTAATTCTCTAGCTATAATATTGCTTTCCAGTAAGCCTGCTGCGGCCCCGGTGAACTTCTGCGAGTAGATTATATCACGTATGCGCGCTGTGATGTCAAAATAGGCTTGCTCCTTCTCGTAATTGAAAAATGTCTGAGACGTAATTCCCGCAAATACACAAAACTCTGTAATGGTCATGGCCCGCATTTTATTTACAGTGTCTTTCAGGCCAGTTCCAAATACCTTTTCTTCAAGCAAAGGATTGTCTTCCACCCATTTGAAATACTCAACAGCCTTTACCCATAGTTCATCAGGAGCGTATTTCTTCTCCGTGCCGGGCGTAAATCCTTTCGCCAGTTTCCAATACGTATTTCCTTGCTTAAAGGCCATTACTTCAAGAATTCATTAAATTGCCACATGATAAAATCCACATACTTTGAACACTGCACCATCAGATCATTGGTAACATAATCACCCGTCGCATTGGTGTTGGCCCAAATAGCATTCTGCTGTTGGCGGATATTGGAAAGTTGTGCGATGATTTCTTGTACGAGTTGTCGGTCTGACATCTCAGGATAAGTTCGGTCACCTCCGGTCATCTGAATAACCGAATCTGGATTGAGTTGACGGTAACGCTCAGCGATAGTGTCGGCCTGATCTAAGGCTCCTTCATATAGCTTCTTGAACTGCTTATGTAGCGTAAAAAAATGCCCTCCTTGCACATTGATGTGTGCAAAGTGGGCAAAATCCCTTAATGCGATCCAACTACGAACAAGCTCTACCATAGCCATGTACCATTACATAGCAAAAGTATAGCTTCATGTAAGCCAATACAAGCTATTTTCTTTCAAAATCTTTCAAATTTCGATGTCGCTCCAAATACCTGTTTGAAATGAGATGATCTTGAGTGTGCTGCAAAGCGTCCATCCATTGCTGCCATTGCTCAGGGTGGGAGGTAAGCCACGCTTGCACTTCGGATTGCTCCACATACACACCATAGTCATCCGCCCTAAAACTGATCGCATGCTGGCGGATAAGCTGATGTAATCTGAGTTCGGCTATACCAAATTCTCGTGCTGCTGCTTTAATATCCATAACAATACTTTTAGAACAATAATATCACCTTTTATCGGTCTTTCCCCTATGCAACTTTCTACCTTTAGGACAATTTACCTTAACTCACATTTGTTAAAATCCACCGTCAACCGGTAAAATCCCAGCACATCCGAGCCGATCAGTCCTCTTACATTCTTTCCTGTAGCCCGCCGCAGACTGGTCATGTCCTGTACTGCGAAGCTGGCCGAATACGGGATGCTGTCGAGCGTGAACGGGATTCTTCCGGTGGTCTTTAGAGGGATCGAGGTTCCGTCTACGCCGATTACCTCTAAGCCGGTAGCCATGTAGTAGATTTTCGCTTCGTCACAGAGCTTTTTGTCCAGCATAGATGTAGACGCTCCGGTATCTATTAAGAATAGCTCCCGTTGGCCGTTTATCGTGGCATAGACGAAGGGAACACGGTCGAAGATGATCTTGCCCGGCTTGGTCTTGTTGAGCTCACAGGCGGCAAGAATCACGGCTATAAAGGCAAGAAGAAAATAAAGTAAGGTTCTTTTCATTTTTCAGGTTTTTGTTATATTTGCATTACCCTATTATTCATAATCGGGGTTTTGGGTTCGTAGCAGTAAGTAGGAGGGTGAGGCGGACACCCTCCTTTTTTTATTTCAGCAGATCGGGGTTGTCGTGGATGTTATCACCAACTATTCCATCACACATTTCTACGGCCCAACTTAGCCCGTGCAGGTCATCTTCTTGCTCTCCGATCACACAAAAAGCCCCATCGATAAACCGTATTTCACGTATTATAGTATCGCCAAATTCGGTTACAAGTGACATTATATCCCCCTCGAAAATCTTTTTTCCGTTCTTGTCTTTCAGACCAGTGTACTGGCCGATGGTGGCCGGATCGACTTCTACCGCAACGACAACGATGCGGCCATCATCGTTATCCTCAATCGTGGTTTCACTCGTTGCGTGGTAAATGAAGTTCCGACCTTGATTTTCAAGTAGGTCTCCGATCTTCCACTCCCCATTATCGAGGCGCTTGCCTCTGAATTTTATTGGTCGCATGATTTAACTGTTTTGTGCCTTGCGGCGGGTTATTTTCTTTCCTTTCCAATAGGTTTTGCGGTTTACATAGTTTACTTTAATCCAACCGTCGGAAAGACGCGTTATCTTTGTGATAACTGCATGGGGGAATCGGGCATATAGACACCTCGGCCAACTCCTGCTATAATCACTACTGGCATAGTAAACCGGCATTCTCTCTTATTTTTCGCCTTGCGGCAGTTCGTTCACCATTTCCCAAAAATGATCCCTGATTACGGCTTGTATTTCTGGGTCTATCGGTTGTTGCTCGAATCGTTTAAGGAAATCACGATATTCAGCATGTAATTTCTCCTTCTTATCAATTTTTATTTTCAATCTCTGGAAGTTTCGCAACTCCCGAATAGCCCCATCGATAGCTTTGTCAATCTCGGTGGGATCGGGTTGTTTAAGGTTTGCTCCGCGTATCCACTTCTGGAAATAGTGAAGCTGGTCAATGATCTCTTTGACTTTCATTTCTCTACCTTTCTAACCCTCCAATGTTTTTTCGATCAACTTTCTGTTTTCCGAGTACTGGATTATGAACTCAGCATACCTGCTATCCCCGGTGTGCGTGTTGTCCAGGTATTTGAGTAGTTCGTTGGTTTTCTGTAAAGCCTCCAACAGTTCAGGAGCTGCTGCGATCAGGCGGGCGTTGGCTAACGACTTGGATATTTTCTGTATATCGACATTGGCGACTCTTGTTGCTGGCTTCTTATCTTTTGCTATTACCAGCTCTTTAGGCTCATACCCGTAATAACAAATCTTCCACGGTCCCGGCGTGCCTTTAAATTTTGGTTTCATTCTTACTCCTGTTATGCCCGAAGGTGGGTTAATCATCAAATGCTTCAAGTAGTCCTATTGCAAGCATAAAAAGCCCACTTATTGTTCCGACGAAGCACAAGGACCCAAACCAAAATTTCATGCCTTCTGAGACTTCGACGGTTGACTGTTGGCCGAGGAAATAACTGCCTACAAGCGCTACAATACCAATAACAATCAATAAAATCGGCTTCATCCTCTTACTCTTTTACTCGTTCGATTAGTCCTCTTCTTTTGAGGCGTTTGATAAAGTTCTTTCGGTTCAAAGCTTGTTCGTAATAGCAGTCCTTTTCAACGGTGATCTTCTCCTTAAAGACAGGTTTACCGTCTAAGCCTATCGATGCTTCACGTACCAACTTCACGGGTTTGATCTCTCCCGTTTGGACGTTGAAGGAAAACAAGGTGTGGCCGGGCACCTTCCTCATGCTGCCGATCAGCTTGTATTCCTGCTTTTGCTGTTCCAATAGCTCTACTTGCGTCTGGCAGATCATTTCGTTGGCTATGCCTGATTCCGGTAATATGCGCATGGCTTACTTATTTACGGGTTCGATGGGACGCCAGTGAGTGTAGAAATTTTGTACAGCATAAGGTTTGATGCGTTCTTTCAACTGCCATCCACGGATTAAATCTATATGACCATCAGTATCTTTTGTAAGAATCAGAGTGTCGTCATCCGGTAACTCCTCCTCCACGCTGATCCATCGATAGGCCTTTTCCAGTCCTCTCCGGTAGCCGAAAGCGTCACCGGCGAGGAAATCTCGCCCAGAACGAGTTTTGCAGGCATCACGGCTGACCTCCCATTCAGGAGTGGATTCTCTATTCCATAATGTTTCGGCATACTCTCTGGCCGCTTTTTTGGGTGTTTTCATTTCTCGTTATTTTTAAGATCGCCCCTCCCTAAATCATACTTTCTTTTCTTTTGTTTGATTAATTTCAATTCTACGATTCGGCGGGTCATATATATCCGCATGGCTTTATCCAGCAACTCATCAGGTGTCATAGCGAAAAACCATAAACGAGCGTATTCATCAGAACTATAACCGTAACTCATGCCAATGACAGTACCATCAGCGTCTCGTTTGACTGAATAAATGGTTATTTGATTACGACCTTCCCGTCTTAGGCGTTTTAAAAGTCTTGTCCTCATCGCTCTTTATTTTTGAAGTATTCGACAATCTCTTCGGCGGTGGCTTTGCGGGTGGTAAGCCAGTGATAGCAATAGTTGTTGATCTTGTCTGACGTGCACTTGAACATTTTTCCTTCTTCCACAAACCACTGTTCCCGGTTGTTCTCGTAATTCATCGCCGCCAGGGCTTTGAACAGCTCGATGTTTTTGCCGCAGTTTATATATCCATTCTTTTGAGCCATTTCCGGGTGCATGTGAAATCCATTAGTCTGGCAGAATCTTCCCGTCGCATAGGCAGTAAACCACGGAGAGCGATCTGATTCTGAATATGGTGTCGGTCTCCGCCCTATGTTATTTAACCACTCGATCAACTCTTTTCGCTTCTCCGGATTCTCAACCCGAACAAAGCAGGGGGTAGTGAAGGTCATCGCTCGTTGAGTTTTTGAATGAAATAATTCGTTCTCTTACATTCCGTACATAACTTCACATCGCAATCTGATGGCACTACACTGTAACACGATTCTATATGAGCCCGCACCGCCCGTTTTTTCACCTCTTCAATCGCTTCCTTATGCCGCTCTTCTGCGTCCTGCTCGGCAAGCTCGACGGCTTTCTCAGCGCTTTTACGACGCAGGAGCTTCCCTTCCACATTCATGTGAATCGAATACATCACTTCGCCGGGTAATTGTATCGCACTAAATGCGCTATTCCTGATAAATTCCTCTGCTCGTTTGCTTTTCATCTCTCTTCATTCTGTGCCCCGGACAGGACGGCTTACAAACACCCTTTAATCCTGCCGAGAATCTCATCATCGGACACTTGATAACCCAGCGAAAGGACATCGCACAGGATGCGGCGGAATTCTCCGGGTTTGTAATTCTCGACGGTAGTTGCTCCCAGATTAACCCTGGCAGACAACTTCCTGCGGATAACCTCGCCACGCAGCTCATCATCATCGATTTGTTCCCATACGTCACCGATATAAACATCGACATCGGTATTGACTTCCACATTAATGTATTTACTCATAATTATCTGGTTTTTAATAGTTTTACAAACCGAACACCATCATCGCGGCATCCCTGCCATGCTTCGAGGTGGTTTTGTTCCATCCGGTAAGCCGTTTGAATGGAGCGGCGTCCATCTTTGTGATGTTGTCTTTCGGAGCTACCATGCGGTAATTGATTTCGTTCTCCTTACACCAATCCTCCCAGATGTGCGCGTCCCGTTTGACCGCTCCGGCCCCCTGCAGCTTCTCCCGCCCCGAATTGCCGTACCACTTCCGCAATCGGGCATCCTCGATGTGGAGTTTGATTTCATGGCCGGTGGTCAGTCCGATATTGCGGTAGATCAGCACCCGTTCCATGGCCTGGGTAATCGTCAGGGTCGCAATTTCTAAAAGTTGCCGTTTTTCGGAATCCCAGACTGCAAAACCTGTGTTTGTCCCTGTATCTATGCCTATATGAATCATTATTGCATCGGTTTAAAACGGCAGATCACTGCCGGGTGTCCATGTTTCGTCATTGGGAAAATCGGACTGCTGCTGCGGTTGCAGCCAGTCGGAATTGTCGAGCAGGTGAATGTCTGGCACAGGAACGGCATACCGTCCGTTTTGAAGATTGTATTGCAAGTCAACCACACCCGTTTCTCCTTGTTCTTTGAAACGTACCTTAGATACCACCAGTTCGGTACCGGGTCCGTTCGGATGGTCATTGAAACGGCGGTAAACCGTAATTCCGATGTCTGCCTTATTGTAGAAATTCGCCGATCCGTTGATGTCGTACAGTGTCGGACGGTTATAGCTGCATGCATTCAACTTATCCATTTTTCGGGGATGGGCGACCAAATTCACCAACACATCATATTTGCGGGCGAAACGCACCAACGTATCCAAAAACCGGCCGATATACTCCGTTTCCGATTCATTGCGCTCCCTGCGATGCTCGAAACAGTTGAACGGGTCGATCACCAGCACTTTGATTCCGTACCGTTTTACCGCATTGCGAGCCGTTTCAATAACCGTTTCCACAGAATAATCATCCCCGGCATCGATAAACTTGAAATTGTCAGCGATGTAGTCAAAGCTCCGGTTAAACTCATCGTCAGTCATAAATCCGCTTCGGAAAGTCTTACCCACCAGCACCGATGCCAGTTTTGGAAACAGGTAGATGTGATAGGGCATGTTTTCAGGCGAAAAAAATATGGATTTCCATCCCCACATCAGATTCCATCTCACGACCATGAAATTCAGCATTTCCGATTTACCATGCGACGGAATACCGGTCCATACTACCACCTGCCCGGTTTTCCACGTAATCAGCTTATCTATGGATTCAATTCCTACGGTCTTGCCGGTATCCAACCCGTTACGGAAAAGAGTCAGGATGTTGTCATAAACCCCGTCCAGATCCTGGACACCCCGCAGGGGAAGATAGTTCGCTTTTTGCAGCACCTCATGGAACATACATCCATCCCCGGCGCACAGCATTTCGTTAGCGTCCTTGTGCCCCCCGAAATAAACCACCTTGCACCGCTCTTCCCCAAGCCTGCGGATCAATTCATTGCGTAGACCTATCCCCGGTTCGTCCTGATCGGTGGCGATGTAAAACGTTTCGATGTGCGAAAGATCGTCGATACAACTGTCCAGGTAGGAAAGATCGCGGGCTCCGGCACCGTTAGGAACCGAAACGACATTTTTAAACCCGGCCTCGATGAAGCTCAGCGCGTCTATTTCTCCCTCGACAATAATCAATTCCCTGGCCCCGGCAATACAGTCGTAGTTGTAAAACACCAACTCGGCATCCTTTACCATCCGGAACGACTTCTGCGGGCCCCGGTACTTGATGTTAACCAACTTATCCCCGACGAAGTACGGAAAACAGATCACCTTGGCCTCCGTGCCGAACTGTGGCATCCACTCCTTGTCCGAATAAATCCGCATCTCCCGAAGCGTAGCCTGTGAGATCATACGCCCTTCGAACCACTTCACAGCCTCATCCGTCAGGTCGGTTTTGTTCTTCCAGATCGGAATCGCATACGATTTGGAAGGACGTTCCCTCAGCGGCCTGTAGAGCACAAACGCGGTTCCGCAATGATAGCACTGTCCGACCCCTTTGCCATGATTCCATTGCAGGCACTTCTCGTTTTTCTTCCGGCGTGACGGAGAACATTTCGGGCACACGAGGTTGTTCTCACCCTCGTGTGAGGGATTGACCTCATAAACCTTTTTCGATTCAATGTCAATAATCTGCGTCATTGATTTTTCAATTTGAATTGTCGGACATCTTGTGTTACCGCGGGAACTGGATTGCTCCGGGACGCCCCTCATGCACACTTCCATCCTCCGGTTCCGGAAATTCATCTTCCCATCGGCGCTGATTCAACCAAGTCGATAAATGCGCCCACTGCGGACAAAAAGTTTTACTTTGCATGCATCGCTCCCGCCATCGGATCAACTTCTCAAGCGCAGGCATTAACAGCGGAACTACCTCCTGCCAATCCCGGTGCTTCTTCCGAAAAGCGGCGAACTCAACCTGGAAACCCCGTTTCGTCCCCCCATAGGCTGCTCTGAACGCCTCGAACTGTTTTTCCAAATCCGGCCTCTGAATAGAATCACCCGCTCCATCCCCCGAAGGAGGGACTATAGGGAGATTATATTTACTTTTCTTTACTTTACTTTGCGGCAAACTTCCGGAAGAATCACACATTATTCCCGAATAATCGTCGTTTATTCCGGAAGAATCTGTATTTACTCCCGAAGAATCGATGTGTTTTTTACAAAGCAGATTGTAATTTTCAGGAATACCATAATCCTTTCTTTTGGCTATCCGGCTCATCTCAATGTATCTCGACTGTATGGAGCGTGAAGTAAGTATACCCGCACTTGTGAACAGGCCCTTATCGAAAAGACCGCATGCACAGCAGTAGTGTACTATATCATTCACCTGTGATTCCTCCAGTCCCCAGTATTCGGCGGCGTCAAAGGCAGCACTTTCGTCATACGCAAGGAAACAGCCCTTTACTCGGTAGATTTCATTGAGGAAATATTCGTATACGGCATAACCCTTACATCCGCGGTCTTTTTTCAGACGCTTAATCCGGATGTCCTGGAATCTGTCCGTATCGACTTTATAAAAAATAAAGCCGGATTTAATGTTGGCCATAGTTATTCGCCTTCAAGTATTCTTTTCGCTTCGTGGCAGCGTCGCATTGCATCCGTAAACTCGTCCAGCGTCCGGGTAAGATGCCGGTTCTGGTCTTGCAGTTTGCATAGCAATTCCTTTGCTCTCTTCGTGTAAAACCCGTAATCGATACGGGCTTTCTCCATCCGCGGATCTTCTTTGTTATGTTCCATGTGTCTTGACTTTGAAATAAATATCGTTGATCGTGTTTCCATAGGTAATGAGCCCGGCCCGGGTCAGGCTGCGAAGCGCGCCGCGTACCTGTTCCTTGTCATACCCCTTCATCACCTTAAATACATCTTTCATCAGGGCAATAGTCGGCTCTTCCTTTTTAAGGGCCTTACCCGCCGAAATATGCGCGACGGCATTCAGGGTAAGTTGTTCCAAGTCGGTCATAGATATTCGCTTTGACGGTCCATTTCAACCTCGATGCTTTGCAAAAAATCCTCTTCATTCGGAGAGGGCAGGTATATTCCGCACTCCGACGCGCTCCAGTTACGGAATCGGTCGATGGCCTGCGTCATTTCGGCAGTGGTGAGGTTTGCCGAACTGCGGTACTCATCTTCTTCACCGAGGTATTTATCCTCCCTGCGACGCACGAAAAGCGAAGGATTACACAGTTTTTTGAAGTACACCCGTTTCACATATTCGAGCGTATTGCCAGTCTCCATCGCATACCAGCCGAGGATCAAATGCAGATAGGAATTTTGAGACCGCGAACGTTTGGCTTTCTTCTCGGTCAGTTCGACAACCACGCCCTTACGGTACAGGTCGTTCGAACGGCGTTTGAAGCGTTCCTTGTCGAGTATGTTACTCAGATTGTACAGCATGGTCTAAAATGGCAGGTCGTCAACCTCTGATGCAGGGGGCATCTGATCCACTGATTCCGGTGTGGCGGCGGGCGGGTTGAAGCTAAAACCCTTTCCGCTACCGATATAAACGCGAACCGTATTTGCCTCACGCTCTTCCTTTGACTGGCTCATAAATACAGTGTGGGTATTTCCGTAAGAATCGGCTTCACGACGTTTGGCAACGGTAATATTCATGTACTTTTTGCCATTTTCTGCCTGCTTAATCTTGGACTTGGGAATGTCACTCACACAGATCGACATGTTGATTAAATCGCTCATTTTACTACTTTATTAAAGGTTACTTTGATTGTCGTTTTCGAAGTTTTGATCGGGCGGCGCAACTCTTCACCGGTAATCGGATCAAACATTCCTCCTGCGAGATTGCGCAGCATCGTTTCCCGCTCTTTTATCTGCTGATCGAGTTCCGCTCTTGCCTCGTAGAGTTCGGTCAGTGTACTGTCACCGCATACCGAATAATCGTATTTCACACCTGCTTCGGATTCCTCCAGCTTGCAATCGTGCAGTTGGTGACCGGAGCCGTATTTTGACAATTCCCGCAGGGCGTAATCCTTTACCTGCGGATCGTCTTTAACGGCTTTAAATATCTTTTCATACCGCGATATATTCGCCCACATTTCCAAAGGATCGACTTCACCGCTGAGGATATACGCTTTTGCCTTTTGTATAGCCTCCGGAATAGAAATAGGCGCTTTAATGATCTGTTCCGTCGTTTCCATAATTATTAGTTTTGATTGATTCCGATACCATTGGTAGCACGGTTCACCAACCAGACGTAATCCTCATGCGTGAACCCTTGCAGGGACGTTTCAAATTGGGCAAGCGTCCATTTTTCCTTCTTCTTGTTTTTACCGCACAAATTCTGTCCGGTCACCAGATCGCAAAGACAGTTAACTAAGTTGTCGTCGTTGCGGTTGAACAGTTTCACCTTTCTGGACGGTGTGGCCTGTTGCTGTTGTTGCTGTTGTTGCTGTTGGTCGTACTTGGTGCGGTCGGCCTGCCAATACACATCGGCACCCATCCCGAGGGCCTTGCAAGCAACAGAAATAGCATCCGTCAAGGCCATCTTGTAACACTCGTCGGAAGTGAACAAGCCGCCCTTTTCTTTGGCGACAAATGCACTGCCGCCGATGCCGACGATAGGCTCACTCCATTGGCTGTCCATTTTCACAAAGAGGTTGATTTGAACGAAGGCGGCCACCTCTCCGTTAGCGCCGGGTTCCAGACGCTTGTCCGTAATCTCGTACTTCCATCCGAACCCAACCGGCCCGAATTGTTCGGTCAGCGTTTTGATGCGCCACATGGGATTTATATCGGTCTTGCCTGACAGCCGACCGCCTTTGATCTCTTTCTTGGCTTCTTGCGGCACCGCACGGGTACTGTTGTAAATCTCCATATTTTCCATAGTCGTGAAAATTAGATTTTGCGGACAGGGCCGGTTCTGTCCCGGCGACAGCTTTGAATCTTACCCGCGAGAAAGGGTATCTGTCGGCTTCGTTTGTGTTGGCCCTGTCTTGCTGTACATCTCAAGGGCGCACTCCCCGCATCATTGCCTGCCACTTATCCGGGCGTCCCCGGTGGCTGCCTGTCCAATTGCCCGTCTTTCCGGGCGGTCAGCAGACCTTTTAAACAGCGCGCGTTGCTTCTCCTTAGTTATAATCGCTGTCGAGGGTTCCCCACACCTTCCCGGAACTGTCCCCGTCTGTCCGGGATAGGTCGTCTGCCTGCCTCTGGGTATGATGTCTACTGATGCCAGAACATTTCTTTAAAACTCGGCTCCCCGAAGCTTTCGATCTTCGTCCCTTTGGCGGGTAATGGAGAATCGTGGTAGTAAGTCTTATACCGTGCGACTATTTTACCGTCGGGGTCTTTACGGACATTCCAAAACCATTTTATCGCCATCCCTTCCTTTTTTAATCTTGATATGATCTTGCGAAAATCCACAGTCTGAGCCATCCGGTTACCTTGTGCGGTCGTCAGCCTGATACCAGATAATAGGGCGGCCTTAATCTTCTTTTGGGGTTCTGCCAAATAGTCCATAGTATTGAGCGTTTTGATTGTCCTTTAAAAACTCCGCGATACTCCCGTAGGGCGGAGGGGTGACCCGGATTGCCGTCCGGATCGTAAAAAAATGGCTGCTAACCTAAACCAACATTACTAACCTAGCCTGCTTTACGGTAGCAGGAACCGTTTGCTTCTGCGTAGTAGTACTCTATATCTCTTGGATCGGGTTCATGGATTCTGTACTCTTTTTCGCCTTCAGGTTTGAAGTATGCCTGCGAAAGCTGAAGATCGTAATCGCCCACATGGTTAATGTAATAGTCTGCATACACGCTGATTACACCGCCATCTTGAACGGCGGTAATCTCGCCGCAATACTCTTTCCTGAAATGCGGGTAGGGTTTACAGATCAGTGCGCTCATCTCCGATTTAAGGCATTCAGCCAACTCGCGCAACGCCGCCTCGCTGTATGTAAATTCTTGTCCTTGCATGGCTATTCTTTTATTTTGCACCCCTTAGCGGACTCGAACCGCTACCTGCTCACACGCGCACAAAAACATCTTCAGTCAAGCAACAACCGGTTATGCGTGTTCGCCGTCTCTCTCCCGTTAGACTAAAGGGGTGGAATCTTACAATTTGTCGAGGTACTCTTTAATCGCTTCTCTATCCTTATCGCTGACTTCGTCGGAAAGAGCCAGCCGGGAAAGGTTTGCCCTCAGTGGATTCAAAGCTGAATCCGGAGCGGGGCCGGGTGTGATGATAAATTCGTCGTTCATGATTTCTTCGTTTTAGGTTTTCTCTATTTCGGTTAACATCTTTCCCTACGTGCCACCTCGTAAATCTCCTGCGGTTGATTGAACCGATCCAAGTCCGCGATATGATAGACAGGATGACATCTGCGGCGCACCTTGAAAGGGATTCTCCCCTCAACTGCATACCTATCCAGTGTCCGGACGTTTACCCCCAAATACTCCGCAGCTTCTTTTCGGGAATAGAATACCTTTCCCGGGCGGGGTGGGGCGGTGGGTATTTGCTTTATTCCTCGTGGCATGGCTTTAGGATTTTAGAAAATCAACAAAAAGGTTTAGTTTAAAGTCGCGCCACCTGTCAATAAGCATATTAACAGGCCAAAAAATAAAAGACCGATACAACTTGTAAGTGTACAGAGTACTGACACCTGCACACCATCCCGATCATCAACATTCTCATTAATGCACCATTTCATTAATTTATAAGTCAGATAAAATAAGAATGCAGAGCAGGAAGCCAATACCACCACCAATACGAGTTTTCCCATAGCGATCTACTTTGTAAAGAACTTACATCTCCGCAACTTCTTGAAAAAGCCCGAACAATCGCCTCTCTTGGCAGGTCGATCATCAACTTTCTCGATAGAATATCGGGGTGATTTCGCGTATATAGGATTATCCATTTTCCGCAATACCTCCGTCAGCTCACCCCCTAGCGACTGGTCATATTGCAAGGCGTTCCACGTCAGTCTATCGGAATAGATTAACCGATCATTGAGGTATATTTGACGCCTTACATCATTGTCTGTGTACTCAAATACCCCCTTGAGATTCGTTGTGAAATTTTTCATTTCAATGATTCTATGATATTCTGGTTACTTCTACACGCCCAAGTTCTTTATTGAGGCTTGCTTTGAGACTTATATTTTTTGTGACCCTTATTCGAGCCACTTGTGTCCTAATACTTGGGTAGATGGTAATCGGGAAACAAATTATCTCACCCACCTCCAAAGCTGCCATCCTTTTTTCTCTACTTATTTTCCTTTTATCCATCTTTAATGGTGTTTGTTGCACAAATGTAAAAACTAGTTTCATATTTTGCAATTAAAATTGTCAAAATATGAAACTTTTTTTCAGTAATTGACGCAACTAACTGAAAACCAATAACTATATTTTATTATGAAAACTTTAGAGGAAAACACAGGAAAAGACAACGGGGTGGACATTATTCAACAACTGCGCAACATTATGAATGACAATGGTATAAAACAATCCACAATGGCAGGTTACGCAGGGATGACCGATTCCCAGTTTAGCAAAATCATGAATCACAAAGTTGCTCTATCCCTTCGGCAACTTTCAAATATTGCAACTGCATTGGATATGAGAGAAATAGATATTTATACATACCCCCATAAATTTATTGACCCACAAGAATTGCAACGTGATAATAGCGTTAAAGCCACTTTAAGCATAGAATTATCAGCCGACAAAAAAGATCAAGTATTGAAACTTGTGTTTGGAGAAAATAATCTGGAAATCTTTAACAAATAAATCAACTTTATATGGATTACGAAGACAGCAATTATGATCAAGATTATATTGTTCACGTCAACAATTCAACTCTTGAGACCCTAGAAACCATCGACATACACGATGAAGCTGAAACACTAGGCCTATCGATGGAGATCACCTATCCTCCCAAGAAATAAATTTCATGAAAAAAAGAAAAAAAAAGAATACTAGCACAAAGAGTGATGATTTCTGGTCTACAGAGGTATCATCTATTTCTAATAATATACAAGAAAACAAAAGACTTTTTGAAAGTAAGTTTACTTACGTGTGTGCGGGTTCTTTTTTACTTTCAGTATCAATTGTAAGCAATGTTGTAGATATACATAACACTTGCTCTTCTTGGCTAATATTCGTTTCTTGGGGATTACTACTAATTGCCTTATTATTGAATTTATTTTCATGTTTTTATTGTGCAGATGCAGCACACAAGACAGTCGAGGAAATGAATAAGCACACAGGAAATACTGATTGTTATTTTCGCTGTATATTCCCCAAGAAGATGAGGAGGATTAAAGTAAGTGATAGTTTGAATAAAACATGTGCCGTATTGTTTGCTTTGGGATGTATTACCTTTTATGTGTATTTAGTCATAAATTTATATTAAAACCTAAATGCCGATATATCAAACACCTCTTACTCTACAAACTACATGTTCATGGAAATTCTACTCATCATTTGTATCTGGGTTGTTCTTTTAGTGTTAATAGGTAAAATGGCTTCGGCTCGTGGTCGGTCGGAGGCTGGATATATCGCTTTGGGATTAATACTTTCCCCGTTAGTATCTATTATTATTCTGCTTATTCTGGGGAAAACCGATGAACGGAAAGAAGAAGAGGAAGAAGAGAGAATACGCCGAGAAGAATATATCAGGGCCAAATACCGAAACACCCCAAATTTATAA